TGCGCACGATCTGATGTATTTAGGTATCCTCGTTGTTTCGACCTTACCTTCAAAGGATTTGGTTGCGATATTCTCAGCCAGATTCTCCAAACCTCTTTGAGAAAGCTGTGCGTTATACTCAGCATCTGTCAACGTTTCATTATCCACGGTCGAAGAAACATCCCTGGCATCCGTGTAAAGCTCTCTTCGATTTAAACCTGTTCCGGCACCAGACGCACAAGCTACGGTTGTAGTCCTCCGATCGGCTCCCTCCCCCTCTCCGGCAACCAAAGTAACTGTTTTCAAAGTCTTCTTTGATTCCAGATAGTTAGTATTGATTACATTCTCAAATTTTGGAGAAAAGATAACATACGGATTCGTAAACTGATCGTAAGAACGGTCTGCACCTGCATAGAGCTTAAAAACGAATTTGTTGTCATCGGACAACTTGATTCGGAAACCGACATTCTTGGAATCGCACAGTTTTTTGATTGCGTCATACAGATTGTCTCCCGTAAACTGCGCATCTACCGTCAGTCCGGTAATCGCCGGATCTGTTGATGCTTCAAATATCAGTCCCTCTACCTTTCTGGAAGTATCAGAAGGATTGATGATGTTCTCATCCAACAGCTTTTTAATTCCATTTTGAAAGTTTCCGCTGAGAATTGTTTGCTTCCAAATAATACGGCGCTCCAAAGTGGATTCTAATGATCTTCCTGTGACTGTGAAGTGGTTTCCGTTTTCAGCATCGGACTCAATCTTTCTATCCTCGACAATCATGGTCTGGTCAGATTCTTTCAGCCAGAGATAGTAGTCATCTTTCAGGATTTCAAGAACAGAATCATTGATACTCGTATATACCTCAAAATCTCCATAGGCTGAGTACCGCTCCGTCCATATCAGCGACTCAAAAGTATCAAGCACAGAAAGCATTTTCAGAGAAGTGTCCAGAACAATCAATTCCATAACTATACCCCCTCAAACGCCGTTCTGTTTTCGATCTTAAACTGCACATTTGTCGTTCCTTCTTCCACCACATAAGCGAAAATATTATCACCTTTGGATAGCTGAAACCAATCGGAATCTTTATCAAGACAGTTTAAAATATTGGTGTAAATACCATTTCGAAGAAGCGTAATTGATTTATCACCTTTGATTGTGGAGATAATGATTTCATCGCCGGCAACCATTCCGGAACCGGTTAGTTGCTCCAATTTATCAGTATCAATACGCATTACCTCTCTCGTCCCGGTATTGTAAATCGTAATATTTTTCACGTTTCCGATAGCATGGATGGTAATCACAACTCCAATCTCAGCATCGCCAGAGTAATAAACCGTCTGCTCAGTTTCATTCTTGATCTCACCGAATTCAATCAGAGATTCAGTCAAAGATTCGTTGGAAAAGGCAAACTCAAACAGAGGCTCTACTCCATAAAAGATTGTTGTGTTGGTTCCATCCGGACCAGCAGAATAAAAATAAGGATCGGGACACACGATGGAAATTTGCGTGGCCTCATCACTGCTGAAAATGTCAGGCTCATTCGATTCCACATAGCCATAGGTCTCACAAATACGATTATCAGTCTCAATAAGAAGCGTCACCCTCTTTTTGATTGGAAAATATTTGTATGAATCATGTCTGGTGTCCTCAATCTGGGGATTGAACATCAGTTTCAAAGACATAACGATATTTCTGGAATTTACTCTCGCCGAGTTATACAGTGATCCGTCATTCGTAGAGATTTCAGTCGTGTTAATATCCGCTTTACTCGGTCCCAACCCACTGATAGATTGAACAGCGAACCCGGATTCCTCCGGGAACGCTAATTCAAATCTCTTTGATTCTCCTAAGTAATTAGTTACAGTTACCGCTCTAATCATGTGTTACCCACCAGCCCTTTCATCGCCGAAAATTGATTCTTTGTCTGCCGATAAATATCAATTCTCGACAGAGCCTTAGGCGAATAATTGTTTTGCGTGAATTGATAGGTATTTCCAGTAGGAGAACTTTCTCCATTTTGAACTTCCATCTCGGAAACCCGATCATTCATCCCAGTGCTAACAGACAACGCCTGATTTCTGCTAAACAGAGTATTCAGCCTTCCAGTCCCTGCTTCCACAGCAGACAGATCAAGAACCGGTCGAATAGTAGGCTGAACATCCATATCCGCGTCCACATAATCTGCAATTCTGGAAATGATGTCGTTCAGTCCGTCAATAGAAGATCTGGCAATCTCCCTTCCAGCTTTTCCAGCCTTGGAGACATTGTCAATCAATGCATTTATGAATCCGACTCCCGCAAAGTTGCCGATTCCATAAAAACGTTTAGAAGGAGAATGCTCATCCAATTCGTCTTCCGCTGCTTCAGCGGCTGCGGCTGCCATAGCTCTTGCTTTTGCTTCTGCTTTCCATGTGTTTTCGCTGATACCATCGCAGAAACCGTCAACCAAGTACGAGCCGGCAGATTTGAACTGGCTATAATAATCTTTGATGGCGGTTATAGAACCACTCAGTGTTGTTGTAAAAGCTGTTCGGAGTTCGCTATCCTTGCTTCTAACACCGGCAATAAATTTAACCATGCACTCTCTACCCGTCGAGGTAAATTCTGCATACTTATTTTTAATCACCGTAAGACAAGCGCTAATGATATTTGTGAACGCCATCCGCGCACTACTGTCCTGCGATCTGACACCAGCAATCAGCTTCACCATGGTTTGTGTTCCGGTTGATGTGAATTCCCCATACTTATTTCGTATCGCAGTCAAACAACCGCTAACGATGTTGGTAAAGGTTGTTCTGGAAGGACTATCCTGAGAACGTACACCTGCAATAAACTTAACCATAAGCGTGGAACCACTGGTCTGGAACTCGCCCTGTTTTCCATTGATTGCTGTCAATACAGCCTGAACCAGCGTGGTGAATGTTATTGTCAGTTCGGATTTCTTTGCATTTGCACCATTGATGAAGGATGACAGCATACTCGAAGCCGCAGTCGTTACTTTCGATTCTGCATTATTGAACGCATTGATAAATCCAGTCACACCAGTTTCGCCAAGCGTTGTCAATGCGGAACTGAAAGAAGTCATACCGCTTGTGTCCAGACCAACCATCCCATTTGCCATACTTACCAAACGATTTGTCTGAGTAATTACGCCGGATAATAATGCCGTATCAATACCGCTGATGCTGTTGTAATAATTGCTGAAATGAGCTCCGAACGAAGCCATGTCACTTCCGAAGCTGGCAAGCGTCATATCATCAGAGAACCATCCGCCTTCTTTTGGAAGACTTTTCTGAAGCTCAACAATCGATGTCGCAGCATTGGTCGTGGTGGTAACGATATTTGCATCTACATCCTTCATATAGTCGGAGTATTGTGCGAAGCTCTTACCAAAGGAAACCAAGCTCGTACCAAAGGCTGCAATATCGTTATCTCCGGTAAACCAGCTTACCAGTCCGCCAGTATTCGGTAACGTATTCGCAAGTTCAACCACTGCTTTGCCAGCCGTTGCTGAATTCGTAACAGCCTCCACATCAATGCCCGCAATCGCATCAGAGTAGGATTTCATCGCTCTACCAAACGGCACCAACTTTTCCCCGAATGTATCCATGTCGTTTTCTCCGGTAAAGAAGCCAACGACACCACCACTGTTCGGAACAGTATTTGCCAATTCGATTAACGCCTTTCCCGCCGTAGCGGACTCCACGATCACATTTGCATCTAGACCTTTTACAGCCTGTGAGAACAGCATCATAGCCTCACCGAACGGCACAAGCTGCTCACCAAAGGCGTCCATATCATTTTCACCAGCAAAGAAACCTACCACGCCTCCGGAATTCGGAATTGTGGTTGCCATTTCGGCCATGGCCTTTCCTGCGGTAGCAGCATTCGTTACAGTATCCGCATCTAGTCCTCTTACAGCATTTGCAAAGCCCATCATCGCCTCACCGAATGGAATAAGCTGGGCACCGAAAGCACTCATGTCATTTTCGCCTGTAAAGAATCCGATAACTCCTCCAGAATTCGGAAGAGTTGCTGCCATCTCCGCAAGTGTTCTTCCCGCAGTGGCTGCATTTGCTACCAATTCCCCGTCCATACCAGCAATGGCGATGGAGAAATCCCGCATCGCTTCACCGAATGGAACTAGTTGGGTGGCAAAATCGCTCAGAGAAGATCCCCCAGTAAGCCAGGAAGTCAATCCGTTTAGAATATCGGCTGCGGTTAGAATAAGGATGGTTTCTGCCAATGCTTTTACACCATCCAACATAGAAGGATTAAGCTGTGTGGCACCTTCGATAAATGGCTGCACATTCGTCATAAATGCAGAGAGGTCTGCACCAATTTGAGGAAACTGACTGGAGACTCCGGACATGAAGCCGCCAACAATGCCACCGACAAACTTGCCAATCGCAGTACCGATTCCCTGAAGCAGATTTCCGCCCTCACCGATAAGCCATTCTAACCCAGGAATCTGAGCCAGAGCGCCGACAGCCGCCAGAACCAATGCCAATTCCGCAATGACCGCACCCATTCCGAGAACACCAAGCATAGCCCCGGGTACCAAGGACGCAACTGCACTGAGAGCAAGCATAATTGCCGAAAGCAAACCAATTCCAGCGATTCCTTTGATGAGCACATTCACATCAATACCACTCAAGGCGTCGATTACCCCGTCAAAGAAAGCCATCAATAACTCTACGCCGGCTTTAATCAATTCCGGAAGTTTCGTCGTGATAGCCTGAATAATCCCGATCAAAATATCGAATAGCTGCTCCACGATGGTTGGTGTATGTTCGACCAGAGCCGAAAGGACACTGTCGATAAGGACAAATAGTCCGTCCACGACCACCGGTACAGCCGTAACCAAAGCCTCGACTGCGGCAAGCACCAATACTGTAAATGCCTCAGCAATAGCTGGCCCACCATTTGCGATTACACCTGCTAGAGAAAGGATTCCTTCTCCGATTGATTCAAACAACAGTGGTATCAGACTGAGAATGCTGGATACTGCTACCACTAAAGACGCTGCTCCTGCCGCTCCGGATACCGCCAAAGCAGAAAGTCCAGTAGAAAATGCGAGAATGCCAGCACCTGCGGCCAGACATCCCACTCCCAATACAGCAATGGCAGCCGAAAGTCCAAGAATCGCTGGGGTCAATGGTCCTAATGCCACTCCTGCAACACCGAGAACAGTAAAAGAACCTGCCAGTGCCACCAACCCTTTGGCGATGCTCTCCCAAGACATATTTCCCAATGACTTGAGAACCGGGGTGAATATCGCCAATGCAGCGGACACCGTAAGAATCGCCGCCGCACCCGGAAGCGCAGTCTTCATTGCATTAAGTGCAACAACAAGGATGGTCATGGAACCTGCAAGTGTTACTAATCCCCTGGCAATTTCATCCCAGGACATTCCGCCCATATTTCGGACTGCTTCGCCGATAATGAGTAATGCCGCACCGACCTCTACCATTCCAGTCGCTTTCGATATCATTCCATTTGGAAGAAGATTCATCGCAACTGTCACTGCCGCCAAAGAACCAGCCATTGTAGTAAGACCTCGCCCAATCTCTCCCCAGGACAAGTTCCCCATCTTTTCTACAGCTTCCCCAAACACGAGCATGGCTGCTCCAAGAATCGTCATTGCTGTAGCGGTGGAAACTACATGTTTCGCGTTGGCTGTTACTTTGGTAAATACTGCCAGCTCAGTAAGAACCACTGCAACCGCAGATAGCCCCTTCAAAAGACTGGAAATATCCAAAGCACCAAATGCGCCAACCGCATCTGCCAGAATATTGATAGATGCTGCAAGAAGAACTAACCCTGTTCCTTTCAGAACTCCCATTCCATCCAAATCCGTAGCCTTCAGGAACAATGCCAGTTCTGTGCAAAGAACTCCGACTCCGATTAGACCTTTAGTCAAAGAGCCTACATCCAAAGCTCCTAAATCTTCAACCGCTCCCACAAGAACTCGAATCGCTGCTGCGAATACCACTAAACCAGCAGAACCTTTTATTAACCCTTTCGATGTTTTAGAAAGTGCCGTTGCAGACGCTACCAGAATAGCAGATAATCCGGCAACACCGACCAGTCCTTTCAGAAGCTCATCCCAATCCAAACCGGATAATTTCTGAACTGCCCCCGCAAGAATAAGAACGGCGGTGGACATTCCAATCATCGCAATGGTCAACTGTCCCATTCCTTTGATTGCTGCGCCGTTCATTATCTTTTCAAAGATAGCCATGGAACCAAGTAGTTCAACAAACAGAACACTCAAAGCCCCCAAGGACGCATTTAGCTTCTCGGAATCAACCAGGGACAATGCCACAATCGCTGCGGTCAGGATTGCCATAGCTCCAGCAATTTTCAGAAGAGTCCCGGCCTTTAGACTCGACTGCCATGCTTCAAGGCTCCCCTTAACTCCATCCAAAATATCTTTGAACGAACCGAGAATTCCACCGCCGTTTTCTGTGATTTCTGATAAAGAGTCAATGAACTTCTTCACTCCAATCAGAATTGCGGAAAACAATCCAGTATTGATTAAGTCTAAAATCGGGTCAAAACTTGCGGTATCAAATGCTGTGAGAATTGCTTCCCCAAGGTTTCCAAACGCATTCGCAACAATGGAACCCAGCTTCGATAAAACGGGAGCCGCCTTCTCGACAATTCCAATAATTCCTTCAAATGCCTTCTTTACCAGTTCTCCTAATTTTACGAATGGTTCAAATCGGGTCTGTACCTTATCCGCAAAATTATCGAGACCGCTGGTATCAACACTAGCAAACTCACTGAAAGCATCAGCGACTGTTTTTACAAAAGTCTTTACTCCATCCGCAATTGGTTTCAGGAAATTTCCGATTCCTTCGATAGCTTTGTTAAAGGCATCAGAAGATTTAATGGCTTCATCAATACCAACAATGAAATCTCCAATACTGGCTGTAAACCCGAGAATTCCATCTCCGGCCGGAGCCACATAACCAATCAGATCAGCAAATCCGCCAACCAGTGCTTTGACGCCCTGAAGCCCGATATCAAATAAAGCGAATACCCCTTTGAATGTTCTCTTCAGGTTATTCGCCGTTTCTTCACCTATTTTGAATTTTTCTGTGAGTTCCTGCAATCCGACGGTAAGATTGTAAAGTTGCTCTCCTGTCATCGGCGGAAAGACTTCCTTAAACGCCTCTCGGATCGGCTTTATCACTCCAGCCAAACCTTCAAAAGCATTTCTTACCGATTCGATCAATGCGGTTCGACCACCAAGGTCTTTCCAGTCCTGCAACATTTTGTTTCTTGCTTCGGCAGAAGCATTTACCATGTTGCCAAGCGCATTACTGACCTCGGTTAAAAGCTCTTTCGCTTCTTCGAAGTCACCAATGATAATCTCCCAGCTTTGTGTCCAACCAGATTGAACCGATTCTTTCAGAGTATCCCATAACTGCGTGAATGTCTTAACCTTAGTAGCCGCATCCAACGCTGTTTGAGCCAGTTCTGTAATCTCTTTAGCCTGTTCTTCAGTGTATCCCTGTGCAATGAGGTCCGCCTCCGAATAAGCCCCAGATAATTGTGTCAGAGTCTCGGTCAGAACCTCAGTTGTCAACCATCCGCCTTCAGTAAGAGATGCTCGGAATGAGCCGTACTTCTCAATCATAGCGTCCATATTCACGCCAAAGTGTTCAGCCGTTCTCTTTAAAGCATCCTGAAATAGCTGACCGCCCATTCCCGCATTCACAACGGAGTTCCAGTCCTGCAAACTAACCTTACCTGCTGCAATCGCCTGCGAAAGCTGATACATAGCGGTACTGGCCTGATAAGCGTTAGAACCTGAAGCAGCCGCTAAGTTTGCAATACCTTTGATTGAGGTTACTGATTTATCCAGATCAACACCGGCCGCTGTGAAAGTACCAATATTACGGGTCATTTCCGTAAAATTGTAAATCGTCTGGTCGGCATATTTGTTCAGCTCATCAAGAGCCGCATTTACCTGGTCAATCGTTGTCCCTTTACTCTGCGTATTGGCAAGAATAGTCTGAACTGCATTGATTTGTGTTTCGTACTCCTGAAATCCTGTCTTAATCGGATCGATCGTCAGTGCAGAAACAATATTTTTACCAGCATTTAACGCTGAATTTGTGATGTTTGCCAGAGCCGTAACTGCCATGACTTCCAACGCTGAGAACCGCATCTTTACCGTCTCAACTGCGTTGGAAAGCGGAGTCATGTTGCAGTTTTTGGCTGCGGCATTCACATCTTCCAATCCTTTGGAGGCACCTTTGAGATTTAAGCTTTTTTCGAGCTTTTCAATTGTCGATATACTGGTCTGAACATTCTGCTCAAACTGCTTGTTATCGAATCGCATTTCAACGACTCTTTCGTCAATTGTCTTACTCATAGCTTAGTAACCTCCTTCCATGTGTTATTTGCGATTTTGTCAAAAATAGGCTGGATAGCAGGATTGATATAATCTCGCCCCTGTACCCAGCCGCCGTTTCGAGTCCCATGTCCATACTGCAAAATAACAGCAATTGGAACTCCATTTTGAACATTTGAATTATGGAATGAAATCATAACCGAACCTTTTCGATTCTCGATTTCGTAATACCAGGAATTCGCCGTTTCCCCAGAATCTACCGGTGTTGCAGACGCAAGGGCGGCTACTCCCTCTTTACCAAACTTATCCAGGTCTCCGATATGAACCGCTTCTTTTGCCCTTTCCAGAAAGCGAGTCAACTTGGAGAAGTCACCCTTTTGTCTGAAACTTATCATGGTATGTCCTCTTTAAATCCGAGTTGCATAATCCAGAGAAATCCATCCTGCACCGGATTTCAGCTTACCCCATCCAGCATCGGAACCGGCACCGCTCTTAACTTCAACAATGGTATATACGCCTTTCGGACAGAAACCATTGTTGCCGTAATTCGTTCCAGGACCTTTGCGGATATACAAATCAGGAATGTCCACCTGAACCAGAAAATTACTTGAAGGTTTCTCCGCTGATTCACCGGAACTAGACGACGTACCTTTATAGGTACAATAAGCCTCATGAACGCTGATCCATCCAGCACCGGATTTCAACCTACCCCAATAACCATTCTGGATCTCGGTAATCGTATAAGTACCCCGGTCGGTAATCATTCCATTGGTTCCATAATTTGTCCCCGGACCTTTTCGAATGTTCAGATCACCGACATCAACTTTATATAGTCCCGTTTTGTAGGTTTCCTGGGTACTGTCAGTCGTACTTCCGCCAAGCCGAGCTGTTACTCGATTTGCGAGGTCTCCCAGTCTGGAATACAACCAATCCCCAGGACAGGCTTTATTAGCGAACCACCGATGAACTGTGAGGATCATCTCGTTTGACTTCGGGCTGTAATTCAAAGATTTGTCTTTGTCGCCAAACCAGATGAGTTTTGACTTGCCATTTCTCTGACAGATATCAACACACAAAGCCACCAGCTTTTCATATACCGCACTCGTCATGGCATACGGATGAGTTTTATCGCTGGCACATTCAATTGTCACAGCCCGCTGATCATTTGTGTTGCTGGAAGAACACCAGCTTCTGTTTGCTTCATCTACACACAGAACAACCCGCCCATCGGTTCCGATTCCATAATTGCAAGATGCTTCTCTACTGGGACTGGTGAAACATCCGCCGATAGATTCGGCTGAGAGCTGTCCAACTACACAATGCGGAGTGATTCGGTCAATCGAATGTGTTCTAGCTCCGCTGTGGTTTGGACTTTTTACTGTACAATTCACCAAGCTGCTATTACTCATAGTAATCACCCTTTCGTGTTCCATTTCTTTCTTCGAGCCGCGTTCAATGCTGCATTCCGCTTCATAATTTCCCTGCGGCTATGCTTCTTCGGCGGCCTGCTCTTCACATCACATACCCTTATCAGAGTAAATAGTTTATTGAGATGCCACTTCTGGCATTCAAACGGAATGTTCAAAGCTATCATCCAGTAATAAATGAGTTCTGCCGTAATCTGCTCTCTGCTCCCCTGTGTTTTTTTCTCTTCGAAAAATCGGGTGGCAGTCATAGGAAGTGCGATATACTTGTTGACCTCATTGATATTGCTGTTCGTCAGATAGTTATAAACTTCCGGATTCACATTCTGCGTAAGAGTCATGCATTTTACATAATCTATAGTTTCTTCCAAAGTTTTTTCCTGCTTTGTCAGAAACGGCTTATTCCATCTCGATTCCCATTTTGAAAGAGAAACAAGAGAATGCTCCAATTGCAAGGTCTGAGCCTTTGTGTAAACAAACTCTTGCTTCACCTCATCCCAGAATTCTGTGGATGGTATCGTGATTCGGAGCATCTCTTACCTCTCCTTTAACTCTGAGCGTTTGCTGCGATTGCAGGAGTCGTTGTAGAATTGCCAACATTCATCACTGCGTTCACAAAGTCTGCTGCTGCCTTGTCATTTGTAACCAGTTCCTCGAAGAGAACCTCGTAAGCAGGGGATTCCATAAAGGATCTGGAAATCTCTTCGGACTTCATAAAGCGGCGGCCATCCTCACTCTTGACACCGTAAGCCTTCTTAATAAGATCCTCAAAGAACTCCATAATCTGGCCGCCATCGGCACCGGCGCCAATGCTTTTGAGCTGCACGTCATAGCCGCCCTTCACACTTGTCTGCATCTTTACAATTTCCGGCTTTGACAGGTGGAAATAGAAATCCTCTTTTCTTTCAACACCATTCAGATCGATATAAGGAATAGTTTTCTTCAGCATAATTTTTTCTCCTCGTATTATAAAGTAGTAGTGTTTATAGTCCCTCTCCAAGGACTGTATGCTATACTTTTTGGAGATACTGTGGATTGGTTTTCACCTCCTACCACTTGATGGTTTTTGAAAGGCTCCAACCACAGGCTCTTTGTATATTTGTTAATCAGTTAGATACCGCATGACGGTTTATTTAGAACGAGGTTACAATCACAGAGAGTACCCGTGGGTTCCAAACAGTATCAAATACATTTAAAGGAGAACTTCCATGATATATGCAGGAATTGATGTTGCGAAAGATAAGCATGATTGCTTTATCACGAATTCAGATGGTAAAGTGCTCTTTCAAGCATTTACCATTCCAAACAACCGAGATGGGTTTGATGAACTCTATCAAAAGATTACAGCCGTTACCGATGATTTAAACAAAGTAAAAGTAGGCCTTGAAGCCACTGGACACTACAGTTATAACATCTTGGGGTATCTTCTTGATAAAGGTCTCGCCACCTTTGTTTTCAATCCGTTACATACCAATCTTTACAGAAAAAGTCTTAGCCTTAGAAAGACGAAAACGGATAAAGTTGATGCCCATACGATTGCTACTATGCTGATGTCTGATGTGAACTTAAAGTCCTACTCAGACACATCTTATCACAATGAGGAGCTAAAGTCACTAACCCGTTATCGTTTTGACAAGGTAAAAGAACGGGCCAAGCTCAAGTCTTCCGTTTCAAGGCTGGTCTGCATCCTGTTTCCCGAACTGGAAAAGCTTGTTCCTACGCTTCACATGGCGTCCGTTTATGCCCTGCTTTCTGAGTTCCCAGGAGCATCCTTTGTTGCTTTTTCTCATCTTACCCGTCTTGCAAATCTGCTTTCTGAGAGTTCCAAGGGCAGATACGGAAAGGATACCGCCATTATGTTTCGGGAGGCTGCAAAAGCATCTATTGGCTCCCACATGCCAGCAAAATCTCTTGAACTCAAGCACACAATCAAACTGATTCGTGAACTGGATGCTGAGATTGAGGAAATCGAAACTGAAATCAAAACCATCATGGATGAAATCAACTCACCAATCCTTACCATTCCCGGTATCAGCTACCGCATGGGTGCAATGATCCTTGCCGAAATTGGTGATTTCAGCCGCTTTGATTCGCCGGACAGGATACTTGCTTATGCTGGAATGTCGCCGTCCACCTACCAGTCAGGGCAGCTTGATAACTGTTATGCCCACATGGAAAAACGTGGTTCAAGATACCTGCGCTATGCCCTTTACAATGCAACGAAATATGTCTGCCACTGGGATAAATCTTTTGCCGCCTACCTTGCCAAAAAACGGGCAGAGGGTAAGCATTATAACGTCGCCCTGTCACATGCCTCAAAGAAGCTTGTGCGGCTGATTTTTGCAATGGAAAAATCGGGACAGGCGTATAACAAAGCTGCCTGATTCCTTCTGTAAAATATCTCCTTTTTTGAGTGCCTTTAATGACACTCTGTTTGTCATGCAGTTTTCAAAGTACAAATATATCTGAAATGCCTTTTGGCAATTCATTCAAAAAATTTATTTTAGGTCTTGACTTTTAATAGTTAGTCTTTCAAATAAAAAGAAGCCCCGCACATTGAATACGAGGCTTCCTATACATTTACATTATTCTGTTTCCAAGGTAAGTCCAGAAAGACCATAAGTCTTAGTAACACTTTCCCTGTTGTGTGTGGTAGTCACCTTAATGCTCTGAGTATCCTTATTCTTGATAAGGAGTACGATGTTCATGTCGTCATCGAGCGTAACCGGTCCTTTGGTGCCGCCTACGAGTTCGACAACTGTCTCTGCTTCAGCCGGCTCAGCTTCAATCTTGAGGGCCAGATAATTGCCCGACTGTTCGGAAACATTACTGCTGAAATCGACATAACCATCGACATACTTCAGAGTGCCTGTCACCTCATCATCGGAGACAACCACATCACTCTGTAATTCATTTACTGTTTTTCCGAATAAAACAGCCTCTCCGTCTTCAGGCTTAACGGAAAGGCTCATTAAGGGTTTTCCTTCGTCATGATCTCGATTACTTCATCGGGAAGCGGAAGTCTGGGATCAACGCCATCGTCACCATCGTCGGTAGTTGGGTCTTTACCATACAGGATTTCTTCCAGAGCAGCCAAATTCTTAGGGTCTACTCTTGTAGAATCGAAGGTAAGAATAGCCGTGGGTTTCAGCTTCTTATCTTCGATCACTTTCGTGATTTCCACCGGAGTCGTGCTGAACTCCCAGGAAAGCGCAATCGGCTCCGGGCTGTCATTTTTGGTCTGATAGCCTTTCTCGGAAGGTGATGCTAAACAGCCATATACCAGATGAAGTTTATAGCCATAGTCATCGGAATCTACATCATTTCCCAGAATAGTACGATAAGAAAGACCAAATACCTTTCTGCTCTGCTGCCCCGCAAACACGCCAGGTGCGATTTCTACAGAGCCGTCACACTCTGCGAATTCATCCGGATAGGTATATGCCTCAATCGTACCGCCGAAATCCTCCGCGGACATCAGATTCAAATACTTAATGTTATCCGCATAAATCGGGGAAGGCTCTGCCCCAGAAGGGCTCTCCGTCACAGCACTCAGGCCATTCCAAGCAACACCTTTGTTATACTTTCCACCCGTCTGAATCGGGTAAAGAACGCCATGGTCAACACCCGTTTCATAGAGGCGTTCCCCAACTTTATCCCAAACAAGTTTACTCATTGAATTATTCCTCCAATCTCAGAAATACACATTAAAAATGTAGTGATTCAGGTTATCTTTTTTGAAATGCCGGTCGAACCGGCTCATTGGTAAATTCGTTACTTTCTGCACCAGGGATGTATCCGGATCTTTGTCAATGACGGTAACGGCATATCTTCGATTAGACAAATATACCCCGTCATTTGCATACGTCTTGTCAATATCGTCAAGGCTATATACAATGGCGGGGTAGTTCATCTTGATAGATTCCGGAGGCTGAAAATAACATCGACACTGTTCGCCTTCTATCGGGCAAGATAAAATCTCGCACAATAGATTGTGGAATGTGAGTCGTCGATCAGTCATTATATACACCTCCTACCGTCAGAATCAAGCGCGGATACTGCACTTCGACACTGGAAATCTTCCACTTCGCTCCCATGAACTCGACATACCGCATTGCATGAAAATTCTGATAGGCAAAGGGATCGGCCACAATGCTGATCTCATTGGAAATGTTGATGTCATCATTGAGTTTATCGGATGTCTGATACCGACTGGTATTCCGAATCAAGTCACCGAAATACTCTCGCTCAGTAATCTCCCCATCCCAAACACCAGGACGAACATCCTTTGATACTGCATATCCGATTTTCCCAAAAAACTTTGCCATTTTGAATTTTCTCCTTTACTCTGTTTCCAAGGTCAATCCGGTCAGTCCATAAGTCTTTGTAGCTGAATCTTCCCCATCGTCTACTGTTACCTTAATGCTCTGGGTATCCTTATTCTTGATAAGGAGTACGATGTTCATGTCATCATCGAGTGTAACCGGTCCTTTGGTACCTCCTACGAGCTCTACAGTAGTGATTGCATCCTCAGAATCGGTTTCAACTTTCAAAGCAAGGTAATTTCCAGACTGCTCCGAAACATTGCTACTGAATCCGGTATAACCCGTAACATGCTTTAACGTACCGGTAATCTCAGATTCCCCGACAACAACATTCTCCTGTAACGAATCTACCGTTTTCCCGAACAGATTGGCTTCCCCATCTTCGGGACTAACAGAGAAGCCGATTAAGGGTTTTCCGTTACATCCTCTTCGATCGCAATAGCAGAATACACTCTAGTCAGAGCGCCAGAGCATCTGGTCTCCAGAAGGGACTTCTCCTGGTTAAAGTCGATATCGAACTGCGTGAAGTGAGTAACTTCGCCGCCCTTCGTAGCACCCAGAGAGTAATCATTCAGGTTCGTGATGATAGCGAGCAACTTCTTGGTCTTACTGTCGCTCGTCTTACGGGTCTTTCCTTCGAACTGCTCAGCGGTAAGAATCTCGCCAACGTTGAAAGCAGACGCAAGCTCCGCCTTGGAAGCATAGATTCTGCGACCGTTCATATCACGAGCCAGAAGCATTACATTGAGCATATGCGGGGTGATATACATATCCGGAGTACCGGTACCCTTGTAATCCTCCCTCGCATACAGAACCGCATTGATCATAGCCTCAGCGTAAACATAGTTTTCACCAAAGTTCGCCCCTGTGTTGGTACCCTGAAGCTCTTTCTTTGCGGCTTCAACATCCAAATCGGCGTGAATGGTGTAGAGGTCATCATCCGTCCAGATAGGTCTGATCTTATCCGGATCGATCTTGCCCTCGTCGCCGTCTTCACGACCGTCACCCAACATCATCGCAATGGCCAGCTCTTCATTGAGCATCAGGCGATCAATGTCGTAGAGATACTTCACGTAATCAAAATCCGTGATGTCGACAATGTCATCACGATGAAGCGCGTTCTTTACATAGACAGTCTGCGGATCGGTGGTTCTGCGTACCAGCTTAAAGTTTCCAGCCTGTTTCTTCTCTTTCCCTTTCTTGTAGCCTCTGGCCCGAAGAGCGTCAATGCCACGAATGTCGGTCTGGCTGGTTCTAATTCTGGAAATCGGACTCTTATGTACCTTCCTCATTACATTGATAATCCAGCCCTGGTCGTTGGTAATGAGTTCGGGAGCGCCAGGACGAACTTCCTGATATTCCGGGAAGAGATTTGTCACATTACCTTCCCCAGTCTGAACAAATCCGCCACTGACAGCGTCATGCTGAAGGCCATTCTGCTCCGCATAAAGCTGGAGAGCCGTCTGGAAAGTACCAACCTGACTGGTCTTCGCCATCTTAATGATGTCTTCCTGCGCGGAATGTGTCAGAAAGCCACCGGTTTCATTTTTCTTATCGTTGTCAAACACGTTATGCTTCATCTCGGTATTTCCTCCTTTAGAATCGTCATCTTTTTTATCTTCGGGCTCATCAGTTTCTCCGATAGCCTGTCCGATCATTGCATAAACTACATTTTTCTGCTTTTCACTGAGGGTATTAAATACCTGCTCAATTGTCTCGTCATCTTCCGCAGGCTTTTCTTCAGAAGTCTTATCTTCATTAGATTCGGACTTCTCCTCCGTCTTCTTTTCATCGGATTTATCATCCTCTTCGGCAGAATGATAGATCATAATGTTCTCGTCATATCCAATAATGGTGCGGTCTTCTGAAGACTCACCGTGAGCCATAACAGAGTCAATGAAAGCTCCCGGATTGGCTCCGGCCAGAACAAGACTCAGTTCATAGATAACGCCATGTACCACATTCGCTCCGGCCTGTTTAAGCTGACCGGCACAAATAGAAAGTGAACGAATGTCTCCATGCTGAACCAGCTTCTTCGCTGCCTGTCCGGATTCACTGTCATTGAAACTACAGTAGGCATAAACGCCCTCTTCACGATTTTCCAGCACACCATGACCCAGTACACGATTGGGATCAGAATGATTATGTCCCCAAATCAGGGGAACTGTTTGTCCATTCTGGCTCTTAAACGCGTCCCTTTTGATGGTGCGGCCATCGGTGCAAAGAAGATCGTTTCTAGTGGCCCAACCACTAAAATCGTATTTCTCCATTTTGAAAATCACTCCTTTTGTCAGTATTGTGCGAAAGCCGCATTGCTACTTCCTCCGTTTCCGCTTCTTCACCGCTTTGTATTCGGAAGCTATCTTGTCGAACTCTTGCTGATAAAGCGCCTCATAAGTGGCATCAAGGTTCTCTTTTGCCGCTTTATAAGCTTCCCTGGCGGCAGTGACGGCAGCCTTTAACTCTGTACTGACTTTTTCTCTTTCTGATTTAGCATTCGCAGAATTATCAGCCCTCTCTTCTTTGGTGTCTTCGGTAATTTGCTTCTTCTTACGACTTGCGGAAGTTCTCACCTCTTCCTTTTCAGCTTTCGCCTGCTCACTCACCTTAGCCTTGTCCTCGGTGGCATCATCACGAAGCTTTGCAATTTTCTCGTTGCGCTCTGCCACTCGCTTTGCCCTTTCCTCTTTTGATAATCCGGAGGGAATTTCTATCGCCATCAAGCGTTCAATCTCGGCATTTTTCTTTTCGTCAATACGCTCTTTTTGCTCTTCAGCTTCTTCTCCAATATCCTCCAAATCAGATTTTTTACGGGAATCAACCCTACTCCTTCTTGACGAAGATTTCTCGGTAAGTTGAGCATTCAGTTCCTTTAATTTTGCTGAGATCTGTTCACGGGTTGCTTTAGCTTTTGCTCTTAGTTCAGCAATTTTTTGTTCTCGCTTTTCCTGTTCTTCTTTTACCTTTTCCTTCTTCTCGCTGGTTATCTCATTCTTTGTATAAGCCCAGATTTCTTTACCTTCGTCATTGAGCTTCGTTGCGGAACGACGCCCCTTGAGTTCTCTGGTTCTCATATAATATTCATGAGCTTTTACCGGGTCATAATAGGGAGATGCATAATGTTGAAGGAGCTCGTCAATATCCATTAGGTCTCCTCCTCGTCATCTGAAACATAGTTTCCTATAATTTCATCAATCTCCTTTTCAAGACCATCAAGTAGCTCATTTACGATGCTGTCGTAATCTGCTCCAGAATCGCTTTCACCAGATTCGACATCAGAACCCTCATTTGAAGGCTCAGATTTTGCCTCGCTGATATTGCTATTCTTCAGCTCATCAGCTTTCGGATCGTCAGACGGTTTCATGCCAATAATCTGACGAATTTCGTTGGATGTCATAATCTCGTTTCTTGTAAATTTGTCAGCGATTTCTGACAGATCGGCTACCGGTACAAGTTTGAAGGGGTCACGGAAGAACAGAATTGATTGCTTTTGGGATCTGGCTGTTTTGGTAAGGAACTTACGTTTCATTTCGTCAACGATTGCTGAAATAATTGGCTCAATAGTGCGGTTATAGTAGTTCAGCATAGTCTTTTCGTCTGCGGAACCATCCAATATGCTCTGAGTGATACCTAACTGGCTGTAAAGCATACTCGTCAGATATTCAATCTGCTTCATCAGATTATTTTCCACAGAACGATTCAACTGTGTGATCCGCTCCGTACCATCGGTATATGCAATACCATATTTAGAACCGGCCAACTGGCGTTCAATCTCGACACGCCTCTTCTCAGCCTGTTGACGCCTTGCTTCTGTTTTAATTACATAGGGAAGCTGGATAATTAAATCGAGTTTTCCCGAACTGCTCTGCTCATCGACAACGTCCAATAAATTTAACTTCCTTATCAAACGCTGCATCGTTGAGTTTGGCTCATTGATTACTGCATAAAGCGGATTTTCGATAATTGCGACTGTATCTTTTGGAACCACAATATCTTCCTTTAATCCAGTCCGCTCATTATAAACTCTCGCTTTAATATGGCTCGGAAACCATTCCAGAATCTTTCCAGTACGCATTGACTCGATTTTATATGAGCCTGTGGTATCCGGATCATCATCCGTATCAACCGGAATAATCGCCACGCAGCCCTCATCAAGCATTGATAAAACAACGTCCTGAAGGAAAGCGCGTCCTGTCTGGTCAATATTGGCAGACAAATTCAGACAGTCATTTAATCCCGAAGGAATTTTCTCAAGGAATCTTTCGGAGTCGTCCAGTCGTACGTGTTGGATGCTAATTGAAGCACAATCCAATGCGATGCGATTATATACAGAGGTAACAATGGATCTCTCATTTCCTCTTGTAAGCCTCGGTCGGTCGGGTCTGTATGAATATCCAACTCCTATGTCCCGATAGAAACCTGTTGGGTCTCTATTTAAAAAAGCGTTCCAGGCGTGTTTAATCCTGGAACCGATTGAAACTTCCATTTTGAAATCGTCACCTCCTATTCAAAAGCATCTCGGTTGAGCTTGAAAGCAACAAACGCATCCATCATAGCTGCCACGGCATCAATCTTTGCGTCATATCGCTTTTTCAGCAATTTTCTGTTTCCATTCGTATCTTCCATAACGATGCAGTTCCCCATCGCAAAGGTCATAAGTTCTTCATCAAACAAAAGCATCCGCTCCTCAGAAAGTTTCTTTAACTCTCCCAAAGGAACGGATTCTGTCTTAGCACCCTGTATAACTTTCTCGATTCCAAACGGACCATTTTCAGAGGACCATCGTTCAATGAACTCCTTTGCATTGTACGGGTCATACCCCAAACATCGAACATCGTACCCAAATTCTGTAATGTGGTTATCCAAATCCTCGTAGACTTCCATCATATCCAGAACGGTCCCCTCCAGGACAATCAGGCTTCCTTCGTCCATGAATTGGTCATATTTGATTCTCATTGCTGCCGGAAGTTTCATCAGAGTAGATGAGGAAATGTAGTTCCTGGTTTTCACTCCAAAGGAACCATTCGATAACGGGAAAAGGAACGTAAAAGCACAGAAGTCATCTCCCTGTGACAAATCAATCCCCAAAGAACAGGGCATCTGCCAGTAGCTTCTCTTCTTATGAGGAAGGGTTTCTTCATATGTGAAGTAGTAGGTGTAGCCCTCCATCGGTAATCCAAATCTTTTAGCCAAGATATCATTTCTGGCCGCAGGTGACTTCTCCGCTCTTTCTACATCAAGCTGATAAGTTTCGTAGCTTACCGTCTTACCGATATTAGGATTTGCCTTCAGCCACATATCTGGGTTGCCGACTTCATCAATGGAATCGAGTTTATACCACCAAATGGAAACATGAGGATTGACATAATCACCTTTGAGAATGTCCATCAACTCCATTTTGATTGTGTCGCCGGCTCCGTTTCTCACTGTTCCCTCAGAACTCGTGGCTACGATAATATAATCGTCCAATTTAGACGCACCCTGCTCTAAAGCACCAACTACATCTTCTCTGGTATCGCCGGACAGCCATTCGTCAACGGTGGAAATCTTAGGACGCAATCCCTGAAGCTTTGCGATGGACATTGGACGTACTTCCAGAAGCGAACCCGTAAGAAAATTTTCGATACCTTTTTTGGTTGAGGCCAGCTTCATTCGCTTCGCTTTAGAACCAGTCGTATTCTGCAAAGAACCTTCCGTTAGGAATCGGAACAATGGGCCTCTCGACCGGGTAATTGCAGTACGGAAGGGCGACATCACTTCATCTGCCTGCTTCATTGTAGGAGCTGTTGTGACCTGATGCGTTGTCGAGGTATCGATATTCAATCCATAAGATTGGACACAAGTATCGTATAAAGATTTAGCAGCCCCTCGTCCAACAATAAGATATTGTTTCTTTATCAGACGCTGCTTGATTCTTTTATTTACATATCGACCACCATGTCCATCGGAACTTGGCTCCCACACACTTCGTTCAACGAAGTAGTACCATCCATAAAGCTGCTCGCCCCATAATTTGAAAGAGTCCAGCAAATTCAAATCAGAACCATCCGTCAATGTTAGTTCTGATTCGCAATAAGCAATCCATCCTTCAACGGCCTGGTCATCGTAGTAAATACCAGGATTGGCTATCAGGTCGTCAATTCGGTTCATCTCCATAGATACTTCTTTACAAACCGGTATCTCTCCCCTTATTACGGCATCCCGAAACATGCCGTAGTATTTGGGAACGGCAGTGTTCGATAATGCCATAATTGAATCACCTACTTGCTGGTTGCTTTCTTGATAACCGCATCAATTCCCTTCGTCATGTATTTTGATACATAATTAGTGGCAGTCTGCTTTGCAGCATTGGTCAGCACGTCCTGTACAAACTTTCTGCCGACAGAAATTTCTGAACTGGTAAGCTGTTTATACTGCTTTTCCATCTGAAGACGGTTAATCTTTGAACGGAGTTCCGAATCGGACATCTTTTTAACCTCGTCATCGGAACTGCTCTTCTTTCCACTTGCTCTCGCAAGCTGTTCAGGAGTTCTTCGGACGCCCCATTTCATCCCAAGAATTCCGTGATGCTGTAACAACGCTTCATTACTCATTTTGAATCTCCCTCCTTTGCGATATATGATGTCACTCCATTTGCCGAATTTCCGGTCTCATAATACGGGACTTCTGTCACCACAATATTTCGATCCAGAACTTTATTCTCGGTATCCAGCATCTGAGATTGGAACGCTTTTGGCGTTATCCTGTACTCGCCGTCGTAGGACTCGTATTCTTCAGATTTTTCCTCATCTGTTTCCGCTGCAACATTCAATCTCCATTCCGCCTCAGCAATCATCTTTTCTATGGATGCCAATACAGCAGAACTTAACGGTGGATCAAACAGCAGTTTCACCTTCATATGCATGTAGGATTTTACTAGCTGCAACTTTGTCTCGTCAGAAATGAATTCTTTCCATGTAGTGCTTTTATCCCGAATGGAGAAGCCTGATGGCGGGCCGACGCCGAGTTGAGTAAGGATCATAAATACCGAATTGATATGTATGATAAGGTCTGAGTCGAAGTGTTCATACTCTTCCGTAATACCCAGCATCTTTTTGATCGATGTCAGTATGCTTTCCGTAATTTCCATAATCTCTATAACCTCCTCCCATCAATGTTTCCAAGGACATGTATCGTTTCGGCTTCGAACAACGGGCTCTGTGATGAGAAGGCTTTCATCTCCATAGTGAATGGCATTATGCGTTGTAAGAATTGTCGAGATGAGGTATTCCGGATTTAAAAGGAAATCGCTCCTCTTTAAAATATCCTCAACAGAAATCGGATTCATATGGTGAATCAGTATCTTTCCACATATCTCGTGACCTTCTATTCCAAGGTCACATCCGTTATCTCTCACAATCACAAAATCACGAACGGACTTCCATTCCATAGAACGATAGAAAATCTGATTCAGATATCGGTCAAACCCAAAAGTATCTGCTCCGACGACTCCGCCTAAACGAAGATACTCATATCGTTCTTTGAAAGTCTTTAATTTTGATAGTTCTGAATATGTCCTAATCATCGTCATTACCTTGCCCGCTGTAAATACGAAACGCATTGATGGCATCCTTATAGAGATCCTTGATTTCGTCGGTGGAGTCGATCGCTCTCACTTTTGCCCGCAACAGATTGTTCTCTTCCTCCAACCGCTCTCTTTCAAGCTTCTCTCTGGAAGAGCCCAGTTTCAGATAGTGAGTAATGACCTGAGAAGAAGCAGTCCCTTCCAGCAATTGTTTTTCGGCTAGGTCAACAGCCAGAGAAATCATCTGAAGCTCCTTTGCTTCTGGAGTCAAAGCAGGACGAATCTTCTTGGAAGAGCCAGCCGATTCAGAACTCTTTGCTTTTCTAGCCATTTACTGCCTCCTTCCCATTTGTTTTTCAATAGTTTCATAAAAGTTTTCCGGCAGTATTTAAAAGAACCCACAAGGCTGACTGTAACTTTTTTACCGAAAGGAGAAAAAAGAGTAAAAAGAACCACAGCTTATTACTTAGCCAACCTTATGAGCTCTGTTAAATACTGCCGGAAAGTAAAAACATTCTCCGAAAAATACCCCCGGGGAATTTTCAAAGACCGCCGCGATGACGGAGGGGGTGCGATTTTTGCTACCCCCCCCCTATACCATCTGATACCTAGATAGCCACCGCATCTCGCGTAACTTTTTTGTAAATGTTTCGGAAATCGTATCTTACGATCTCATCGATTGCTCGCTCAACTTCCAAGTCATTCTCTTCATCGGAGAGTTGGTCCGAGGTTCTGGCAATTCTACCAAGATACGAACATGAATGATAACCTTTTTCCTCATCAAACAGTAACCATGAAGTGAACTGTTCAAATGGATCGAAAGGATTGTCAATGGTTGTAAGCATACACTTCTTCGCCATTTACTTTGTTCACTCCTTTCCATTCAGATACTTCGACACAGTAGAACTGGAAACACCCAAAGCTGCTGCTATCTCAGCAGTGCTATAGCCAGAAGCATTCAGCGCCGCAATACGATTCACTTTTGCGGAGCTAAGGGTTGTTGTTGCACGAGGGGTAGCTCTCTGTCTGACTGTATCTATGTTTGTATTGTTGAGAATCTGGGTAAGCTTGTTCTCGCTGATGGCGCCAGCCTGAATCGCTTCCCATTCACGATCTGTAATCTCGACAGGGGTTCTCTTGGCACCAACAGCAGTACGGGCCGCAGTAAGGGCCTGTTGATTAGCCTTCTTAATTTCGGCCTTTGTCATATCGGGATTGTCTTTCTTCTTGGCGGCCACAATAGAATTCGCCATGGTCTGTGCCTGACGCTCGCGGGGGGCGTTCTTTAAAGCCACATTAAGCTTGGCCATAAGAGAATCAACCTCTGTCTGGTAGGTCTGTTTTGCTGAAGCAGAGTAGGCTATCTTTCCAGTATTAACCATCTCCCGGCGGGCCTGATTAGCCAGGGACTTCATGGTATTTGCATAGTCCGCATACGCCTCTTCCTGTGGTGTCCCAGAGGATAGAGTACGGGCGTCTCTGGTTTCTGCCATCTTGGTGCTTTTTTGAGTTCGTACCTGGGTCTTTCCGTTCTTATCTACATACTCCTCCCTGACGCTCTTCCAGCTTTGTTCCCCAGTTTCCTTGTCAATGATCGGGCTTCCTTTCCTCTTCAGAACAGAAGTCTCAGACTTGGCCCGAGAAATCAGAGTAGAAGCACCGCCATAACCATCATCGTCCTCGTGAGCCTGGTACTTCTTCTTCAAAGCAGTAATACCATTGTCCTGTTCGCTCTTCTTGTAGTCGAGCTTATGCTTCTCTGCATCAATGACGACCATACTATGACGTACAGCTCTTGCAAGTTCATCCTGAGTAGCGCCTTTCAGAGTCATATCAGTAATCAAGTTTGAAATCTTACCCATTTCTGTCTGGGTATTCTTCATAACCTTAATCTTCTGACCGCTGCTGTTATAGTAATCGTCACCTTTTTTAACGGTTCCATAAGACATCTTAGGATCGAATCCTTCCAACCCCTTTAATTGTGGAGTAGAAGTAATTTTCACTCTGCTATTAGAAGAATTACAAGGAATCACCATGACAGTATCGCCGTCGAAGTCAGCTCCGGAAAGGCGATCAGCCACCTTTTTATTGATGCCAATAGCGTCCGCCGGTGTATTTCCAAGAACTCTTCTTCCTTCTGGCTGCTTATTATTAACAGTTAAGATTGGTATCTCGAAAGTTCCACCATGCGGATACCGCACAAGTGCTACTGTTTCCCCATTCTTGTAGTTCGGAGCATAGACCTCATTGTCTTTGATAGAGGTCAATGGCAGAATGACCTGATACTTCTGTCTTGGAAGAGCGGCCGCCTGTAAATGAACCGCGGCTGCGTCACAGTCATCGGCAAAAGATTTCAAAAGAACCTTCTTCACAGTTGGATTCGTAAGAGAACAAATCTCATCAAATTCAGACTGCTTATCTGCGGCTGCTAAATTCAACTGCTTCTTTATCAAAGTTCTGCTCTGCTTCGACAGGAACTGAGACGGAAGCTTGTCGGCCCATTCTCCCCAATCTCCTTCTTCCGCTCTCTTGTTGATAAGAGAAAGCTGTTTCTTACCATTCTTATCATAGTAATAACTCTGTCCTCCTCTTGTATCCGTAGGATTATCGGGATCGTTGACTCCTTCTTTAATCAAAGATCCAAACGGATTATCGGGATCGTCTTTGATCGGCTTTAGAACGTCCATCTTCGGAGTACCTTTTTTCTTATTGGTGTTGAACATAACATCCACACCGTCGGGAAGGTCATCTGAATAAACAGCCATTCCTTTGATGTAATGTGTTCCGTCAACCAGGATTCGGACCTGAGCATAGTGGGATTCCCCAAGAGACAAATCATCAACACCTCTTCGGATCTCAACAACCCCATCCTTTAACTCCCCGCCATCTTCTGCATAACGAATTTGAAGCCTTTTTGAGTCCATGCTTTTGGGATAGACAAATTTGGGATCGAAGGATTCCCCATCATCATGGGAGACATAATCTTTCAGAGAATTGATATTCTCAAAATCATAAATCTCTTTATGTTCTGTTCCAGGCGGGCAAATTACTCGAAGTGTGGTTTTCTTTCCCGGATTCGTTATCTGATCCACTCGACCGCCATAGACAGGATAGCCCTCCATCTCCAACATGTAGAGTGCTTCATTCAGTTTCTCCTTAGAAATTCCAAGCTCACGTTCCACGCCGGCGCCGACATCAATCATTCCTTTTTCATCAATCTGCTTTTTGATAAACTCGGCAGTCGTCTTGGCCTGGTTCATACGAACCTCAGAATTCTCGTTCAGAAGAGAGCGAACAGAAGAGTCATTTGCAAAACCCATCTCTTTTGCAATCTCATTTAAACTCAGCCCATCTTCTCGAAGAGATTTTGCCCTCGCCACATCCAGAGCACGCCGTTCATCTTTTGCCAAAGATTTCTGCGTACGGTATTGTGTGGTAGTTAAACCCATAGCCTTCGCAATCTCTGTATCACTCATGCCCTGACTTTTCAGTTCATCCACTCGACTCAGAAAGTCCCCACTATGCTGATAAGGATTTTCACCAGATCCCCACGGATAGCGACCAGAACGACGGGGCATTCCATAATGCATCAAAATTTCTTCTGCAATCGGATTCATAATTTAGCCCTCCTGTTCTTTAATTTTGTTGATTACTTTATCGAATGTGATAATCTTGTCCATGATGGGAACGATGGTTTCAGCCGTTGGATTCTCATAAAGAATCTGGTTGTTCTGATAAATCCGAAGTTCCATTTCAATGTCGGACGGCTTGATTTTGTATTCCAAACAAAAAAGAGCAGCGTATATTTCAAGCTGCTCCATGTGCGCCGGAATGACGCCGGTCTTTAAATCGTGAATACGAAGCATACGATTTCGAAATGCAATCGCATCGGTTGTCCCAAAGCAATTCTCTGAATAGAAGAGTGGCTGTTCAGGAACCATTTTGAAACCAATCGCGTCATTCACATACATATTCAATGTTTTCTGAGACTTCGGAAGTTTCTGTCCAAGTGTAATACACCTTGCTGCGAAATCGTGAAGCTCCGTCCCCTTTTGAGTCGCAAGGAATTTTGAGTATGATTCTGCAACTTTGGATTCGTCATAGTTAATCCAGTGATATTTGCTTGCGCCAAGAAAGGCGTGTTGCCCTTCAAGAGCTGAATGCTTGTTGAAGATCATGTAACACTTCCTCCTTATTTTCGGGACAAATAAATCTTGAGAATGACATCTCATTCATTCGTCCAACATAATATTCTTGATTTGGTTGTTTCTTGGCGCGAACACTTTTCTTACATTCTAAAGTGGCCCACTTATCGTTATAGAGAATCAGCAAATCGGGAATTCCCTGAATGTGACTGGAATCCAGTTTTGTTACGATGCAGCCTTTGAACATCCTTTTCAGTTCTTGAATCAGCTTGTTCTGAAATTCGCTTTCCAGCATAAATGAGCCCCTTTCTCCAAAATAAAAGAGAGAATGGCCATTTTAACCCTCTCTCTTCATAACAGTCGATGTATTTTTCGCGCGCAAAAAAGAACCAAACGAAAACATAAAAATAGCCCATACCTAAATCAGTAGGTACAGGCTAAATGATTTTTTATATTTATCGAGGAACGACTTTCACAGGATTGAGAAAGAACACTCCCTCGTCTTCGCTAAATGATCGGATTTCAGCAGTTACATGTATATTTGATCCAATGCTTATATAGTCTGGAAGATACAAATCCTCGATTCCCATACCATAAGTATTTACATCTTCAAATTTAAAAATGGGTCCGGGATTTACTGTGTTCTCATCTACATAATCACCCGCAGACAATAATAAGTCATATCTTGTATTATTATCTCCGTGATTTGCCAAATAGGTAATACACGCATCAAACTCGATAATTTGATTTTTATACTTTTCCGCAAATTCTGAGTAAATTGGATCAAGTTCATTTGTTGCTGATAAAACTGCTGCTAAGTCTTCATTATTCTCCGGCGTTAAATTTTCTTCTGGAGCCTCGTTAATGGACTCTGCATTTTCGGAAATTTCGCTTTCAACTTCAGAGAAGTCCTCATTACTTTCTAAATTCGAGTTTTCATCTTCGGTAGATGGTTCTTCCTCACCAGGGAAGGTGTGATATGACACCACTATTTCAACATCTGGTAAATATTTAGAATCGGTGCTGAACACCGTATCTCCATCAACAGAGACTTCATCCACCTCACCTTCATCATTTAGCCATCCCGTTACTAAATCACCAAGTGGTTCCTCTCGCACATTTGTAAAACCAGCTTCTTCTAATTGGGAGACTATCTCTTGATAATTGACGCCGTCATAGTCATTGGCTCCGAACGGCATATGAATTTTACCATCGTCTTCGCTGCTGCATCCCGCTAATAAAACCATCAAAACTGCTACAATCGCTAGAAACTTACGTTTCATTTCTTTATTCTCCTCCACTCTGTTTTTAGGGCAATAAAAAAAGGTGCGGTCCCAACAAGAGACGCACCCGAAAAAGTGCTCTCCCATTGTTGCCACACAATCTCGCCTCGTTCAAGGTATGAGTAAAGAGAGAATACACTTTTTACCAAAGTGGATTCCCTTAAACGAAGCTATTATGCGATTGTGTGGCCTTCTAAGTATATCACATTTTGATGAGAAAGAAAAGAAATTTTTCATTGGCTCTTGACATTTTCTTCAAGCTGTGATATAGGCTTGTTTTCTAAGATCATCGTAGATCATCTTCATTCCATCCTCAAAATACACTACTATACTCATATACCCGAACGGACGAAAATATACGGATGACCTCGACAACCTTGGATAAATTGATTTGAAATTTTCATACAAGCTCTCCCAACTAATCTTGCTCATGATCTCCTCCATTTTTGCTCGTGGTCAAAAACCCACTTTTTTTTCGCTATTACTATATACTTTTAAACTTTCTATCATAATAGTTTAAGAAAAAAAGTGGGAAAGTGGGCTTTGAGCCCGCAAACCCGCATAAATACTGGGTTTTTGCTGACCAAATCGGGGTTTTAAAAGTGGGCAAATGGCCACAAATTTGACCAAAATCGTCCGAATCCTTCTCCAAAACTCTCCACATTTTTCAAAAAGCCCAGATAAAAGTGGCCAAAGCCCATTTTTCAAAACCCAAAAGTGGGCGTGATTTTCACCCACTTTCAAGCTTTGTATGGACGATTTTTAATAATTTCTTCTCTGATAAGGTAAGTGTTTTCGGACAGTCGGCCGGTAGGAATATTGCTTAACGATGGATTCTCTTCGAGATTTCCTCAGAGACATTCCATGTCGAGCCGGAGAACTGAGACTCTTTTTCTTCTCTTTCTCTGGTACCGATAATCCGAATGCCTCAGTAAGAGCGTCCGCCATCTCTTTTACCTTCACGGCAAATTCATCAAATGCTTTGACAAGAGTGTCTATAGTCTTCTTCCAATCATCCATAAATAGTCACCTCCAAATCCGTCCGGTTCGTTTGTCCTTGATGACGATCCGCTCTTCAATGTGGAAATCGGACAGCTCACAAAGCGTAAAAATAGTGTCTAAAAGTTTATGGAACCGGTCCTCTTCTTGCTCAATGTTTTTCAGCGCTTCGTAGGCAGTCGGATCTGAATATCCTTCTGCATTTTTTCGATAATCGTTTTTAGTACCCATCTCGTCCTCCCCAGCGGAATGAATTATCCATATAGGTTGCAGACGAATGGACCGCCTTTAACACAATCAGTCCGATCAGACTTACAAGTCCAATGACACACGCAATAATTCCCATTACACATTTCATGTTGCTTCACCCTCACTTTCAACTAATTTCACGCCACCATATTCCCACAAATCCTCTTTCAACTTTTCCATATCCAGTTCACCATTTTGCCAGCGTTCGTAGTATTCCAGAACCTGCTCGGTAAACTTTGGAATGCGCTTTGCGTAGGATTTTTTCCAATAATGGTCCATCAGCACTTCTAGCGGCAGAGTCAGGAGCAGAACCATCGCGGTGTTTATGGCATCATCCATAGCTTCCTGCTTGATTCGCTCCAGCTCTTTCCCTACCTGTTCACGGACGGCCGCATCGAGCTGTGCTTTTGTGAGATTGTATGTGGCGGTTTTGGCTTTCTGCTCTAATTTTTGAGCACGTCTCCTCTCGGCTCGTCCCATTATCCTCATCCCCTTCATAAATCCAGTTCGTTTTCGCAAAGAACATTGGTATTCCCATAATCAGGGAAAATAAAAAGAACGTTGCATCCCATTCAATCGGGACCGACAACGCTCCAATCAGGATAATTAGTACGGCATAGATTTTATTTTTTATCAGTTTTCGGCTCCACATACTTACTCTCCTTTACTCCGATCTTTGGCAAGAATCTTTGCTTCTTCCAACTTCGCATATCCTTTGGCTGAGGCGCAATGTTCAATGCATTTGCAAATTCGATCAACCAAAGAATAGGTGCAGATATAAGCAATAACAAGAATAATAAGTTGCTGAAGTAATGTCATGATATTAGTCCTCCATATTTTTTAAAGAAATATTTACCGTATCTGATATTTCCTCTTCGTTGTAGATGCTGTCCACAACCATGTCGAGATATTTTTCCGAGAGAATCTCCTGTGTGTGGTCCTTTCTTAATAAGCATATTTCGTTACCATCGGAATCGAGTAACCGAACATCGTTCTCTCGCATCAAGGGAAGTAAATCTTTCAAAACCAACATTATTTTCCCCCTTGTCTTTTATTCTTCATTTCTAATGATAATCTCCGCATATGGCAATTTCTTGATCCAATCGCAGAAACCTAAATGATCCGGTTTTATTTCTTCGACATTCCATCTAACGCTTAAACCACTTTTCGTTGAACCAACTTGATGGACGGATTCTATATTCTTTGGTTTAAAAACAACAGGATGTTCTCTCCATTCATCTAATTTGTGATTTTTTCTATCCTGATAAATGTGTGCCAGCACCTCATAATTCAGCATGACCGTTCGTTTCTGATTATAGGAAGAGGGTAGAAGCTGAATCATTTGCCACCAATGATCTTTATCTTTTGTTTCCAGATACTTCGCCCTACAAGCATTTAACATTCTTAACGTCAGCATAAAAATATTTTGTGGACTGAACGCATTGTATGGATCATTTGGATCTTGTAGCAATGGACAATCATTATCGTCCGCCGCAGACATCAGATGCTCTATGCTAAAATCCTCGACCGTGAAAGCTTTTTCTGCAATCTTATGCATGGTGGAACAGGAATTGGCTACTGTACCGACTTTATAAGTATCGAACTCTTTCCACCAGTAGAGTGGAGCCGTAATGTCCGCATAAACAATAATCATTCTCCGATACTTTGCGTGAGCCGGTCCACCGACCGCAAGTCGCATCATCAAATCGTGATCTGCTTTACCAAGCTGCCAAGAATGATCGTATGTATGCTCGCAGTCATATCCGGCACAATTTTTACAGCCGATCCCATCATCTCCACCCTTACAGATACCGCTGTCAGACTTATCCCAACTGTTCATCGGATTCCTCATGCCTCGGATAGCGTGTTCCCAACCCATGACTTCTACATTTTCAATTTTAATCATCTTCCTCATCCTCCAATTTTTTAATAACTCTATCCAAGGTTGCAATCATTCCCCAGCGATAATATGAACTTCCAAATTTAATGGAGTATCGCATATACTTTAAATTGTAAATATCTTTTTCTCTTTGCGTTTTTGGTTCTGGGGCATCATAGAGTAATTCTGTCATCCGCTCTGATTGTTTTTTATCAAATTCTTTTCGCATATTAAGTCCTGCCATTACAATTTCTCCTCTCAAAATAGTCCAATTCCTCTTTGAATAGTCTAAAGAACTCATAATAATCATCGATTGTTCTGTCGCTCTGAGAGCAGGTATTGGTTCTTCCGAGATGTTTATACCAATTTACCATCATTCCGCTCTCCAAATGAATGATGTAATATTCGTCGGCATTAGAAAACCAAGCAAACTCGTCACAAACGACAGTCCCATTGCAGAATGCGTCCATAAGTCTATCGTAGCCGACGGTTTCTTTTACAATCTCGCAGAGCTTGTCTCTATCGATGTGATACTGTGGCAAAGGACTTAAACAATTTTCATTCATAAGCTTTCTCCTTTTAACTCCCAAATTTCAAACCTAACCCTGAATATAATTGGGAATAGAGCTGTTTTTCTATTTCATCTTTATAAACCTGGGTTGGCGTACCATTTAACATGATTGTCACGGTTTCTCGTAATAAAGGTGCTGCTAAGGTTTCAGAATTTGGACCTGCCGCATTTGCTAAAACTTGCGATTCAGTCATATACGCCAATGCTTCCATTCGCTTGTTTTTACATCGACTGACAAACGGACAATTCTTGCATTCCTCCGAAAGTTTTGATAATCCCATTACTGACAATTTCTCCTTTCTCGTTCCAGCTTCACGTCAATAGCTTTCTGCAAATCTTCTGGCTTAATATCAAAAATGGACTCCAGGAAGTTCAGACAAATATAAGCATCTGCCATCTCTTCCAAGAGTCCAATTCTGTCACCATAACCACGAACCTGTTTGCTGATCTGCTGCTGAAGCTCTGCAAATTCCTCCATCGCCACCGTACATTTTGTTTTCCATGGGTATTTCTGAAGACTTCTCCGAATAATCCGCCGCCTCTCTTTTTCGGAAAGCTGGATATTACTTTTTAATCCCTGGATAAATCTATTCCGATTCATTCTCTTCTTCCTCCATACAGTCTTTACAACTGTTATCGGCAGCTCCGAAACAGCCGTAACAATCTTTTTTCTGTTCCTTCTTCAGATTATCCAGAAGCTCATGATACATCTTTCGGCGCATTTCATACTCGCAGGAGGCAATCTCAATAAAGTCTTTTTCCCCCTCTTTGAAATATCGGTTAATCTCTACACGTTCGCCATCTGGCTTAATCACATAGAGAATTCCAGCGGTGTCGAAGTCTCCATTTTTCTGATCAGTAAGAAACTCCTCGCAATACACACGGAACGGTTTGCTCTCTGGAAAATACGGCATGATAATCGGGAATTTTTCTTCCATCACTCGATCTATCAAGCCACTGTGGTATGATACGTCTGGATTATCTACATTCACTCCGCAGAAACGGTTGACATCTCTGTACTTAACAGAGCCGTCATCATATACATACTTGAAGAGAGAACTCATCCGTCGGCACTGGTAATTTGCAATTTCTCCACGAAGACCACTGCGATCAGAAATATTGTTCCAGACATCTTCTGTGTCTTCGATGGAAGTGAGCGGCTTCCCTTCAATTAGTCGATTCAAAATATACTTTGTCATTCCAATACTAAAACCGCTGTGGCCATCTTCACAAAGGCTCCGAAATGCCTTTAATGCACTTTCATAGCAAGCACATCCATAATCCCATTCTCCAGGTTTCCGATCAGGTGCTTCGTGTTTGCAGGCAATTTCCACTTCTTTTTCCGCCCACAGTTCCATACTGGATTTCTCATGAGGATCGGGATCTTTGGCTTCGGATTCAGATTTTTCTTTCTCCCAGTAGGAGTCATAGTCGCCTTTTACGAAATTCTTAGCGTGGGATATATCAGATGTATGTTTGCATTCCACACCTGTACAAGTATCCCCACATCTTTTACCATCACAAAGATAAAGAACATCGGCCACTCTGTCTTTCAAAGGCCAGATGTTCCGGTCATCTATGTACTCATTGGCAAATATCTTTCTGGTATCGGAGCCAAAGTTCTCGACAATCTCCGGAAGATTCTCATTGACTGCATCAAATATCAATTCTTTTTCTTTGCACCATTCAACGGCCTTTTTGAGCATATCATCTACACGACAAGTCCAAAGAATCAGCTTGTCTCCGTTCTTCTGTCGATCACGAAGATACTCTATCAACTCTTCATTTTCTGCTCCGATTTCCGGCCATTTGTTTTCACATAATGTTCCATCAAAATCTACTGCAATTATTTTCGCTGGTTTAAGATTCATACTCTTTTTTCTCCTTTTAAACATTATATTTTTGATAACGGTAATCCATCCGGCCAAATATACTCAAATCCTGGAATTGGACATAGTCTTGCCTGAAGAATGATCAATTCGCCGGAAAATTCCAGCACTTTCTGCATCTGCTCATTTCCATTATTTTGTTGTAATTTAGGAAATGTTCTATACTTTTGGTATTTGGGTGGAAGAATCTCCATGGTGAAAGGCTCCTTTATCTTTTTCTCCAGATAGATCTTCGACTCGAATTTCTATATCACCCGGAACAATCTGAGCATCGCAATAAGCAGGCAGCACTACAACTTTTCCGTTTTCTATTTGGGAAAGTATATATCGGTGAATATCGTTCAACTCTCTGGAACGACAAAACATATTTACTTTAACTACCAGAATATCCGACATCTCGTTTCCTCCTTCTTATCCTTCTGAACTTGTCCACACTTTTTATCACACCGGTATTCTTGTTAATGATGCGGTAATAGAATTCTGTCTCTTCAACCAGCATCCAGTCTTTACAATTCAGATAATGAGCTGACAAACATTCTTTTTGCTCTCTGGTTAATTTTTTCGGTTGCTTCATGTGGTTTTCTCCTTGCTAAAGCTGGTCTTCTTTGATTTAGGGAATACCAACTTTTGATAAAGTGCTTTGGCCTCTTCTCCCTGATAGGCGTTGATTATTTCAACTTTTCCTTTCTCCTGCTTTCCGATAATCAGAACACCAACGTCTTTTCCGTGGGAAAAATCCCAACTCACAATCACGCTATCTGTTGATTTTATTCGCCATTACCTCCCCAAGCTTATTTTGGATACGGCTTAAAATATCCTCCACTAATTTTCTCGTATTGGGATGCAGTTTTAAATAATTTTTATGCTCTTCGTACCAGGAGAAAATTTCCAGCAGATTCCCTTTAAACCAGCTAAAGGACCACCAATCGCAAATCATCTCCAGAATATAGCAGTAGGGCATCTCCAAAGTGATTTCTCCTTCTTCCGGATCATCGTTAATTAGTACCCAATACTGCCAGTGATGTGGATTTCGATGAATGTGCAGTAACCAAGCTTTTCGAAAATCCTCAACTACTGCATAAGAACGATTTCCTCCATAAAAGTAAATATCATAGGGGCCGTATTCATCAGGCTCCGTTTTGGATTGGTCATGTGCAAATACAATATTATGCTCCGCACCGCTGGATTCCGTGATCTCAGGGAGGTTTTTCTGTAACCAACGAAATCCCGCTTCAACGTTAGACTTATGCTGTGCCAAATATCTATCGTATTGGTAACTCATTTTTCTTTTCCTCCCACATTACAGGTTTGTGAGAATTGAGATTGTATCCATAATCCAGACACTCATTACAAGGGTCAAATTTCTCTCCCAATTCTTTATGTTTACAGGTTTTGCAATACTTCTTAAAATCCACTTCCAAATATTCTTCGTTCATAATCTTTCACCTACCTAAGCTGCTCTTTTCAATGGTGTATTTCCAGACCATTTCACGAACTTCGTCTCATTGAAATCTTTCTTATCCTTCAAAGACCTGCTAATACCCAAATCAATTCCGCTTCGAGATTTCAAATGATAATAATACAAATCTTTGAATGGTGTATTTAGCCTGTCTATTCGGCCAGCAGATTGCTTCATAATCTTATAGGAATAGTTCTGTGAGTAGAATATAATGGTATCGGTCTTGATACAGTTCCAGCCTTCAGCTCCAGCATTGTATTGGACAAGATATACCCAGTTCTTTGACTCTGGAATCGGCTGGTGTTTATGACCATTCCACTCCGCAATTTCAAAAACCCCGTCATCCTCATAAATCCGAAACAATCCTTTTAAAAGCTCCAATTCATAATCGAAGTTGTAAAATATAATGGCTCTTGGATGTTTCTCTACAATCTCCATCAAGGCGATCTGCCGCGACTCATCCGTATTTACAATTTTTCGCCATATATAGCAAAGACCAGCAGCATTTGTAATCGGCTCGTTTTTAAATGGGTCCCATCTTGTTCGTCCAGCGTCTCTGTATTTTCCCACATCATATTTGACAAACACATCTTCGTGATGAGAAATTGTCTGACGCTTGAAATCCATATTCACCAAGATTCGGTTCCTGAGTCGAATCAATCTCCCGGTATTCAAATATCGGTCAATTTTTGGATACTTACTAAATCGACTATAAACCACATGTTCTCGGATGAATTCCGTCCGATTTTTGTAAAACCCATTTGCAATGAATACCGGAATATAATCCTGCCAGGTATCTCCCGGAGTTGCGGATAACAGAATCCAT